AAGATATTACCCTATCAAGTTGTCTTTTTGTTACAGCTTCATCTTCATTCTCCGCATCAGCCAAATTACCTAATTTAATTGCTTGTATGGCATTCAGAATAAATCTTTTACCGGCCTTTACTATTCCCATGATTAACTAATTTCGTTAGTTGACATTAAATTTTGTTGCTTGTTATAATCTTCAACAGTACCATTCATGATAGCCGCAGACAAACGGATTATTTCGTCATGCAAATATTCAGGCATATCGCTATTCACTATTACAGATGTTGGAATTACCACTCCACTCGTCAATACCGTACTCGTAGCAGTAAATGACTCTCCTTCATAATAAATTGTTCCGGCATGTACCGCTTGATTATAAACAGTATAGTTTGTACCAATTGCAAGCGTTGCCGTTATTTTATCTTTTTCTTTACCAATAGAAACCACATCAGGATTCTTTAAATAATCAATCTCACACAACGTAAACGAAGCATTTGCTGGCAGTTCTATCTTCCAACTTGCATTGTCCTCCGAATAGTATGTTTCAGATGAAATAGGTTCCTTAAATGGATTTCTACGTAACGTTCCCTTTTCATTAAAAGTTATTGGCTTGCAAACATTTTTCTCACCATTAACGGTATTTTGCATCAATAACAAATAATAAAAATTAGTTGGAAAGGCAACTGAACTTCCTGTAATAGTACCACTTACAGTTGGTACAACTAATGAACGTAATTCGTTTCTCAATCTTTCAGAGGATTGAAAACTGAAGTCTCTCTTAACTTTAATCGGTTCTACCCGGCCATCTAAAATTAACTTTTGAGCCTGATTAATAGCTTCGTAATATCTATCATCAGTAAACCTTGGAGATTTTACCCTATCGATTAATTTATCGATAGCCTCACGCATTTGTATTGCATTGTAGTTCATAACACAAATATAAAAAAAAATCGGGAATTTCTTCCCGACTTAATTTATTTTCTCAATTTAAGAATTTTCTTCATGAGCAATTCTCGATCTTCTGTTGTGCGTGCAAGTGCATAGCCTAATCCAAAAGCTTCCTCCTGCAATTCAGAGGTTTTTTTACTCTTGAACTCATCATAAATCGCTTTCTCTATCGGAGTAGTTGCTTCTGCTGGCTTATTTTGTTGTGATGCCAAAAACGCTTCCATCCGGTCATTAAGCTCTTTTGTTCTTTGCTTTTCAGCATCCAACTCATTCATTACTCGTTTTACATCATGCGCTGAAACAAAATCTGTTTCTTGATATGTTTTCTTTTGGTTGGCTTCAAGGTCTGCTTTATTCAAAAGAACGGCATCCATTTGGTCTTTGGTCGCATGCTTTTTGTAATAGTTACTTCTTTGCTTTGACTCAACATCCATCTGCATTAACAATGTCGAATTACCAACAATTGTTTTGATAGCCAATGTTTCGTTTGCCCCTAATGGATAAGAGTCTTTCCATACAAATCCACTTGCTACGTCAAGCTTAATTAAGCCCATCGCCCTTGCTCTGTTGAATACAGTAATAACGTTTCTGTTGGTATTGTCGTACACACGCAAGAAACCATCAGGAGATTTTTGAGCCATTTCCAATACACTTGCCATTAGCAATGCTGGATTGTTATGCTCTGGGTTCAATCCCATATTGATTGCCATGTCATACAACTCTACTCCCGCCATATCACTTGCAATTTGTATTGCACGTACAAGCGACTTAGAACTCATAATAACATTGTCGGCTTCTTTGTTTTTGTCAACTGTTTTGAATTTAGGAATACCTCTCGAAAACGGTGATCCCATCATACTTTCGTGTCGAGAAATAACAGTCCATAATTTTCGATCATTGGAATTCGCTAAATCAAATTGCACAACATCACCTAAGTTGATACGTTGAAATTCCAACTCTCCCGTTTTGTTGTCAATACCCATTGGAATACCATAAGTAATTCCCGTTTCCGGGTCAAGTAATTTCTTGAAAGAAATCCTTGGTTGCTTTAACTGATTGCGTTTTAACGCTTCGATGATAATAATACCCGTTTGTGGGCATACACTTGGGTGGTCAGGATTTGCTACTTTGTACTCAAATCCATTTTTGTTTGTCAAAACATTGTACAATGGTACACTTGTTTTTTTGCTTGGCGCTACTGCTTCCATTTTTTTTATTATTTATAGTTAATACTAAAGGTCGGTCTCCGTACCTATGATGCAAATATACAAAACATTTTGAATAAAAAAAGGCCCTCATTTCTGAGAGCCTCTTTCCAATCGTCCCTAATCAAACAAAATTAGTTCGCAGATTTGTTGATGATACCGCAAGCAGTAGTGTTGTAAACAACCACCATATCTTCTTTCAAGTATGCATATTTAACTGCATCCTCTTCCGACATGATTGTTTCAGACGAACCACTCATACCATTGATGTAACCAGAGATGTTACCACGGCTTACACCGTTTGCACCTTTAGTTAATACGTCAACGTTACGGCTTGACATTCCACCCATGTTCATCCAAACGTACATTGAAGATTGCAACAATGAACCATCAGAACCTCTTTCGGTGAAACGTGTTTCATCATCAAACATTGGATGTTTAACGAAGATTACACTGTTACCATTAACATTGAATTTTTGGAAATGGAATCCAACATCAACTTGTGCTCCACCTTCTTGAGAAGATTGTGTAACATTTTGATTGATAACAATGTTTTGGTTTCCGGCCAATGTTTGCATTTGGATTTGAGCATTTGCATACCCATCTGTACCTGTAACACAAACCCAAGTGTTGCCAGTGTATTTATCAGATTTTTTCTCCAACTGTTTCATCATGTCGGTAAAGTCATCAGCAGTTGCTTCACCAGAAGTTCCGGAACCGTAAGTTTCGTTACCACCTGCAATTTGCTCAAGGATACCATCACCCATTACGATTGGCAATCCTGTTTCTTTATCGATCAAACGAGATTCAGTCAATAATGTACCGGTAGTTGACTTCATAGTTGATTTACCAAACCATTTAGCCATCTCATCTTCCATCATTGATTGAGCTGTTCCTTGACGGATAGCTTCAAACATCCAACCTTTAGCCGCACCTTTTGGTCCATCGTACTCTAACCACAACACGTTTGATGCTGCAGTACCAGTGATTTTGTTGGTTTTACGTTGGATAGTAGTGTGGTTAATGAAAGTGTCAGGGAAATGATTACGTGAGTAACCTCTCAATGAACCTTCACCGTAAGATGTATAAACACCCATACAAGTTTTTACTGAACCTTGTCCGGCAACGTGAGTAGCCCAAGAGAAAGTAGCACCATCTACAGATTTGAATTCGTAAATGTAGTTACCTGTTGAACCTGTTGGCATAGCCATTACACGCGCTTGAAATCCTTGTCCGTTGAACAAAGCAATCATACCCGGATATAGGTAGTTGTCTGCCATAGACAAATAGAACGTACCATCAGTTGCAGTTGTACCAACTTGTGAGTTGATAGTAGATGCTTTTTGGATACGACCCATTACATCAAATTGGTAAGCGTTGTTACCAACCATTTTAGATGCATCAAGTTTACCTAATTTAGTAGGAACGTTTCCTAAACCATAAGGACTTGCCGCACCCGACACTAATAGAGTTGTCAACATACGTTGATCGGCATACTCTAATACGCTACGGATTGCTGGGAATTTAGCCTGATTTGCAATTAAATCTGCATCAGTTGTACAAGTTTCTGACCACTTGCCGGTCTTTACTGTTATTTTGCCTGGATTAAAAGCCATGATTTCTAATTTTTTAAAATGTTAATTACTACGTTTCTTGTAAATGGTCAAACGCAGCAAAGTTTCCTAATGGATTCCTTGCTCCTTCACTTTGGCTTGTCGCAGAACCGGTAGCAATCACTGGGGGGTTATTATGCATTTCTCGTGCTTTTTCCTCTACCATTTTGCTTTTTAAATTGTTCTTTAAGTTCGCCACTCCTTGCTCGCCAAATTCCTTCCACAACATAAACTCAACGATTACTTTGGGATCCTTCGCTAACGCCTGGTATTTTCCGGATTTCCATTGGTCGATTAAATATTGTTTATTCTTTTGAGAAACAGGTGAGTCTAGGAATTTATCATGCATGTTGACAAATTTGGCTACCTCGTCTGTTTCCTTGGCAAGCTTTTCTTTAAATATCTTTTCACTTGATTCCTCAAGTTCTTTTACTTCTTTTAGTTTTTGCTCCATCAATCCTTTTTCATTTTGGTCAAGGATTAATCGCAACTCTTTTGCGGCAAGTTCAAGTTTATCATCTGTAGTTAATTGCTCTATCTTATGAGCGATTAAATCTTCAGGATATCCTTTTAACTCAAAATCTTTTGCAACCAAATCAGCATCACTTAATGCTTTAAATTCGGAAATCATCTTGAATGGTTTTTCAATTTCTTCACGAGTAAGCCCTTGCCTTAAACCAATCATCAATAATTGAGATTCTGCCGGTAGTTCTGCAATCTGTTCTTTAAAGGATACTTCCTTTACTTCTTCCTTTGCAGTCTTTTTAGTATTTTCAATGAACTCCTTTTGTCCTGAAACAAAAGCTTCAAATGTATCTTCGTTAATTTCAAAGCCAACTTCTTTTGCTATATCGGCCCACTTTGCTTCAACCTCTTGTTTGGTTGTCACTTCTCCCGGCAACTTAAACCCTTCTTCCTCTGTTTTTTTAGTTTCACCCTCTTCTCCTAATTTCGGAGCAGTGGCTTCTACTTTACCTTCTGCCTTTGGTGCTTCTTCTTTCTTTTCAGAAAGATTTTCAGGTTTCTCTGCAGCAGGAGTTGTTTGTGTTGTTGCAGCAGGTGTTTCCGTTTTAATTTCGGCTTGTGTTCCAATTTCCATGAAATCACTGTCCGATAGTCCTGCGAACCCAGCTAGGCTTGTGCCGTCATTGCTTTGGGTTTCTGTGGCTGTTGTTGACATTGATTGTTAGTTTTAATTATTATTTAATACAAAAATAGAAATAGTTATTTAATAATGCAAATTCTATTGTGCACCCAACTGACTACCCATCGCTTCTTGCTCGAACTTATTCTGATCTACAATCATTTTATTTCTATTGTCAGTATTGCTCTTTGCATCATTAACACGTATGTCAGTATCTCCCTTCAATACAATTTTATCCAACTCCTGTCTTTGTTTATCCTCCCTGTCCTCACGAGCCATTTGCATTTGCGCTTCTAACTGTTGTTGGTTTAATTGGCTTTGTCCTTGTTGTTGTTGTGCAACTTCTTTTTGACGCAATTCAGTCATTTGTTGGAATGCTTTCTCTAATACCTTAGTTGCATCTGCCAATGTTTCAGAAAGTTCAAATTTAACCAAATCTTGGAAACGCAAATCTTTTGCATTTAAAGCGCTTTCAGCAAAGCGGTCAAGTTTGGCACGAACCATCATTTCCTTACCACTATCAGTAATATGTACACCATAGTCTTGATAAGCAATGTCTTTGGTTACTTGCATAAACTTAAATTTCGCATCACCCAAAATAATTTTGCCTTTCTCTACCTTACTCAATCCCCACGTTATTTTAGTTGTTTCCACAACCTTCAATAATACTTTTTCACTATACAATGACATTAAGTAAAATAATCCCTCTGTAATAGTTCTTGATGCTTGAATAGACTCTTGCGCATTACTTGCCGTTGATGAAGCTGCAATCTGTCCTTGCCTATTTTCGTTAATACCGGTTAATCGGTCAACTGTTGCAAGTATCTCTTGCTTCAAAGCAATTAATGGCGAGAATGAACTCGACATACCCAAGTCGATTTCTTTGAACATATTGGTTATATCAATATCCTTTCCGGACATATTACCAATACCTGTACTGTCATAATCAATAAATGAATCATTCAATGCGTTATACATTACATTTTTCAAGGTTGTTCCTTTTGGTAATGCCCCGCGATTATAACCCAATACTTTACCTTTTGCTTTATTTAACTCTTTTAATATTTGATACATTGTAATATCAAACATATTGCTAAAGTTCTCAACGATTTCCATTAAGGAAACACGCTCTCCGTTTACCGTATTAAACAAAGCACCAGTATAAGAAAAACACAATACATCGGCAGGTTTATCTACTCTACGCATTGTGTATTGTTTCTTTCTTGCATAAGGAATAATATCATCGCCAATTTGTATCGCTTCCCACAATACTTCTTTGTACTTTGTAATGACTTCGTATTTGCCAGCTTTTACATCTTTGTTGTAACTCTCAATAGATTTCAAATAGCTATCAGTATTCAACTCAAGCATGTGATAGTCAGTCGAACTATCATACTCTAACTGAGCCTTAGTTTTCGGACTCTTTTTAAAATAAGATGCCTCAATTGACTTCCATTCCAAAAAAATAACATCAGCACAAACTTGTCCATTTTGATAAAAATAACGATTTCTATATGTAGAATTCATTACGTATGAACTTGGACTCATACGTACATTTTCCAATTTTTCAGCATCCTTCTGGCCCAAATTAAACGACAATAAAATATCGTGAATCGGCATCTTCTCTCTATGCCCCATAACAGGACTTCTCTCAATGAATGTATCATTCTCTATTTCCTCAAAAATCGAATCGCGTGGGTCAATGCGTTTATAATTTTCATCACCTTTATGGTCAACCTCTACCTTACCATAACACATAGCAACGTTTTCCAAATCCTGGAAATTCTTTGCCAATTTCTCTTTCAATCGTAATGCTGGTATCTGCTCATTGATAATCGTTTGCATTACTTCTTGATTCTTATCTTTAGTAGACATCGAATTCCAAATATCAGTATCGGTAATGTCCGGTACCTCCATTCCATTTAACGGGTCAACTCCTGATTCATTAAGTACACCTATCGCTTCTTTTGCATGCGCAGCACCCAATAAAAATTCGTAATTGTCAAGTTTAGCTGTTTTGGCTGATTCGTTTATAGTATAAACTGTAGATTGTAATGGACGTTGCAGAAACTCATTGTTGATTAAGTCAATCTTAGGACGGGCAATTCGGTAGGAGATATACTTTGTTTTGTTGCGCTTACCATAAGCATTTGTTAGATACGCTGTTGACATCGGATCACTAATACCATTGTAAGTATTAAATAATCTAGTGAACCGTTCATTCCTACTATTGGCAGCTTCTAATAATGATTCAGCATATCTGAAATGCTCCTTTACCCAGTTTAAGTCTTTTTTTATTTCTGGTATATTCTGATTGGGAAACTGCGCCATGGTTATTTGTTTTTGTCCTACGCAAAGTTAAAAAAAAATTAATACGATTCCTTATTTAAAATCATCATCATCATCATTGTCAAGATTATACAACTTCTCTCTCAACATCTGCATCTCTAAAAATGCCATTTCCGGGTCTGCTGCTTTCTTTATTTTTTCTCTATCAATTATCCCTACAGGAACAACATTTCCTCTCCTATCGGTTTCGTATTCCGGATATTCAAAAGGATTAGCGGCCATTAATTTTTCCTCATCAATAACATCTATTCCAACACTTACTGATTGACATAATGCCAACATTACCGCATCAACACTATCGTTATCCGATTCTTTCTCAAGTACGTCATAGTTTAATGTTTCATCCAATATCTGTTTGAACCAAATCTTATTGCCATGGTCAAGAATATACGTTTGATACAAACCAATCATCAAAGGCTTAGAATAAGCATTGATTGACATCCCATACTCATGCTTTAACTCACTACGCTCACTTTGGAATTTAGCAGGTTGTTTCGCAAGATACATTTCGCATCCACCCATTTTATAATGCTGAATGATACCAGGGCAACGAACATCTATCAGAGTATTTGATTTTAAATCCCAATAGATACTTGCCATCATACACATATCATAGAACTTCTCCTTACGCGCTGGACGACAACGAATAAGCATTATGATAGTATTCTTCACTTCTCCCTCAATAGCGTTATTACGCCTCAAAACAGCCATTGCTCCCAATGACTTTGAAGTCATAGATACGTCTTGATCGTAACTATCTATTCCGGCCACATCAAGGTTTCTATATCCTTTCCTTGGGGCGACACCATCAAGTATCAATACGCAATCATTCTCATCGTCATTATCGGTTGCAGGAATAGCTTCTACTTCTTTTGGAATAACTATCGTACCATCCTCATTCTGCTTATACTTCAACACATACTTAGAATAGCGTTTATCATTCGACATGATATCAAACACCTGATTATTGATTGTTTCAATATCAAAGTTGTTTGAAGCTGCCCTCCTAAATACATCTTTTATATCGGTTGGATTATCCTTACAATACTCCCAATAGTCAGTTAAATTCTTGGATTTCAATAACTTAGCCTTTGTTTGGTCGATAATCTCAAGAGCTCTTACTTCATCTTCCATTCCATATCGTTGATGCTCAGGAATATGCAATAAGTTTGGAATATCCTCAATGATTTTTCCATCGCCATCCTTTGCTCCGGCAACACATGGAATATAATACTTCGGGCCACTTATAAAGTAGCGCATGCAATTATAAACCTCATGATTAAACCATATCTCCTGGAAACCACTTGAACCGGTTTTAATGTTACCTCCCGTTCCGTAGATATACATTGTACCATACTGAATACTACCATCCATTACACAAGCCTTGGTTGCTTGGAATGTTTTAATGATATTGTCAAACTCTCCCGACTCCTCGAAAATTACATCATTCAGATACTTTCCTTTAAACACCTCCGGATCACTAAACATCGTTCTTACATACAACGTGTTTCTTGTTCCTTTTGTATCCCAATTTCCATATTCATCCTTCTGTTCCCATCCGGCGATTATATCGTCATAGTTCTTTGATATTTTTTTAATCTTAAATTCAGGAACCATAAGAGAATCCACGTAAAGCCATTTATCAAGGAAATCCTCCGCATACTCTTTTTTCCCTGCGGCAAT